CCGAGCTTCCCGGCATCGGCGTCTCCCGCCTGGAGACCCTGCGCGCGACGATCGCCGAGGAGGCGGCATCGCAGCAGGCCTCGATCGAGCTGCGCAAGGCGGGCCTGTCGAAGCCCGGCTACATCAAGCGTCCCCTGGAGGCTGCCGAGTGGTCGGAGGAAGCGCGGCAGCGCTTCCAGGAGAGCTGGTCGAATCAGGCGAAGGCCTCGACGCGCCGGACCCCGGTGCTGGAGGAGGGGATGGAGTTCGCCGACTTCGGGATCTCACCGAAGGACGCCGAGATGCTGGAGGGCCGGCGCTTCACCAACGCCGAGCCGAGGTCGCCTCGCTGTACGGCTTGCGCAACGTCCCGCCGGACGGCGATGAGGAGCGCAACGCCTTCTACGCCGACGTCCTGCCGCCGATCACCCAGTCGCTGGCGAGCCAGCTCGACTTCTCGCTCCTCGACCGCGAGTACGCCGAGCCCGACCACTACTTCGAGTTCGACCTCAACGAGAAGCTCCGCGGCGAGCCCGAGAAACGCTTCGCCGCCATCACCTCGGCGGTCGGCAGGCCGTGGCTGACCGCCAACGAGGCCCGCTCGATGGAGAACCGCCCCCCGCTCGACGGCGGCGACGATCTCGGCGGCGACGATCTCGTCCCCCCGCTCAACGTCCTCGTCGGCGGCGTCCCCGCCCCCAACGTCATGCCGCCGCAGAACCCCAACGGACCCCCACAGGACGGCTCCCACCGCGAGAAGGCGCTGATCCTTCCCCGCCAGCGCGCCCAGCAGGCCCGCCGCGACCGTTACGGCGACGAGTTCACCGCCCTGCTGATCCGCCACTACGAGCGCCAGGAGCGCGCCCTGAAGTCGGCGAAGGCGATCAGTCCTCGCCGCTGGCAGCAATGGATCAACGAGCTCGCCGCCGACCTCGAGGCTCTGCTGCGCAAGTCCGTGCAGGCCGAGGGCGACGTCTCGATCACCCGCTTCGGCGGTGAGGCGTTCGATCTCGGCCAGGTTCGCAACTACCTGCATGCCGAGGCGCTCGGCGTCGCCGATGGCACCACATCGGCGACACGCGAGAAGCTCGCCGAGCTGACCGCCGCCGAGGTCTACGCCGACGCGATCGACCACCGCGCCCCCGACGCCGGCCAGAACCTCGGGACGAAGGCCTCGAGCTTCGCCGCGATCGAAGCGGCCAAGCAGGCCCCCGGTGCCACCGATCGCGTCAAGACGTGGATCGTCACTGCCCCCAACTCTGCGCACCCGGAGATGAACGGCGAGACCGTCCAACTGCAGCAGAACTTCTCCAACGGCCGCTCGGGGCCGCCGTATGAGCATCCCCGATGCGAATGCCTGCTCTCGATCGCTTGAAAGGACCGAACATGAAGTCGCTGACCCTCACCGCCAAGGCCATCGCCACCGAACTCGGCGAGTTCACCGCGATCGCCGCCGCCTACTCGACCGACCGGGCCGGGGACCGGATCGTCCCCGGCGCGTTCAAGGCAACGATCGAGAAGTGGCAGTCCTCGGGCAAGGCGGTGCCGTTGCATTGGGATCATGAGGGCGACCCCGCCTCGATCATCGGCTCGGTCGATCCCTCTTCGATGCGCGAGACCGACGCGGGCCTCGAGGTCTCCGGCCGACTCGATCTCGACAACTCCGAGAAGGCCCGTGAGGCATGGCGGGCGATGAGGACCGACTCGATGTCGTTGAGTTTCGGCTATGTCGTCAACCGCCAGGCGAAGGCCGAGGACGGGATCAACGAGCTGCAGGAGATCGATCTGTTCGAGGTCTCGGTGGTCCCCGCGCCGGCCAACCCGGACACACGCTTTCTGTCGCTGAAGTCGATCGAGGCGAGGATCGACACGCTGACGATCGACGAGATCAGCGACATACATGACCTGCTCGGCAAGCGCATCGCACAGATGCGGGCCGAGGAGATGCCACCGCCAGCCGAGGAAGTCGAGGACGAAAGCGACGAGGCCGATGAGGCAAGTCGCCAGGCGTTCGACCCCGAGGCGATCCGTATCGACATCGAGCGCATCGACGCGCTCACCTAACGAAAGGACGAGATCATGCTTTCGAGAACGAAGCGTGAACTGCGTGCCGTCGAGGACAAGATCGCTGAGGTCGCAGACCAGGCGAAGTCCATCATCGAGGGCGCGGCGAAGGAAGGTCGGTCTCGCACCGACGACGAGAACGCCGAGGTCGCCGAGCTTCACAAGAGCCTGGAGATCCTCAAGGACAACCGGCGCGAGCTGGAGGACCAGCGTGACCTCGAGGTCTCCATCCAGGAGTCCGTCAAGGAGCTGGAGCCCGACACCAAGGGTGTCCCGCTCGCCAACGGTGCCCGTAGCATCGAGGCGCAGCCGATCGACAACTCACCCGGCGCGAAGTTCGTGCGCTCGGAGGGGTTCAAGTCGATCCAGGAGGCCTACAAGTCGACCGGACGGCTGCCGCAGGGCATGTCGACCGGCACGATCCCGATCGACACCAAGGGCACCCTGCTCGAAGGTGCCGGTGGCGGTGGCGGCCCGCTCGCGGCTCCCGTCCCGCAGGTGATCGGCGGCATCGTCGAGAAGCAGTTCCAGCCGCTGTCGGTGGCCGACCTGCTCCTCTCGGGGCAGGCGTCGACCAACTCCCTCCGCTACGTCGTGGAGGGCACGGCGACGTCCGGGGCCGCAGGCGTGGCCGAGGGCGGCGAGAAGCCGCAGTCGACGCTGGGGCTCACGACCACCGACGAGCCGGTCAAGAAGATCGCCACGATCCTGAAGGTCTCCGACGAGATGCTGGAGGACGCCGCACAGGTGAGCTCCTACATCAACGGACGCCTCTCGTTGTTCGTCAAGATCGAGGAGGAGCGTCAGCTTCTCGTCGGGGCGGGCACCAACGAGCTGATCGGGATCAAGCCGTCGGGCAACACCCGCGGGATCAACATCTACGCGGGCGGCACCGCCGCCGGTAACGTGGCCGTGCAGCTGTTCAAGGCGCTGAACGGTCAGCGCGGGTCGGCGCTCATCGAGCCCGACTTCGTGGTGATGAACCCGACCGACTACCAGTCGATGAGGCTGCTCACCGACTCCGCCGGTCAGTTCTTCGGCGGTGGCCCCTTCCAGGGTCCGTACGGCGCAGGCCAGAACGTCCCCGCCTCCGGTCAGGTGACCGGCGCGATGGACTACATCTGGCAGAAGCCGGTCGTGGTCACCTCGGCGATCGGCGCGGGCACCGCGCTGATCGGCACCACCTCGGCGGCGCAGGTCTGGCGCCGGGGCGGAGTCACCGTCGAGGCCACCAACTCGGACGGGACGGACTTCGCGTCCAACCTGGTCACCATCCGGGCCGAGCAGCGCCTCGCGCTCGCGGTCTACAGGCCGACCGCGTTCACCGAGGTCCGGCTTAGCTAGACCCTAACGCCGGGTAGAGTGGTAGCATGTGAGGCATGGTCCAACAACGACTGTGTCTCACATGCAACCTCCCCTTCGACGTGCCGCCAACGAGTAAGCGGCGGTACTGCTCGCGGAAGTGCCAGCCTCGCCACTCTCACTCGACCAAGGCCCGTCCGCCCGTTGTCGTTACGTGTGCGGAGTGCGGGAAGAGGTTTGAACGCAAGGCATGGATAGCCGAGCGCCAAGAACGACGAGGACAGGCCCAATACTGCTCAACAGATTGCCGCGATCACGCCAAGAGGGGCAGGAAAGGCCAACAACGGGTAGCGCGAGTCAAGTTCGAGTGCCCCATGTGCGGGAAGGGTTTGATGCTCGCCCCCCACGAAATCAAGCGGCGGAAATACTGCTCGCCGCAATGTGCGGGTAGGGCTGGGGGCCGTAAGCCACGTCCGGGTGGCTCCCGATTCCTCAACAGCGACGGATACGTGTTCGTCTACATGCCGCCCGAAGAACGGCCACCCGGCCATGAGCGCACCCGTCACCAGCCAGAGCACCGGCTGGTTATGGCCCGTCGGCTCGGTCGCTGGCCTGAGTCATGGGAAACGGTTCACCACATCAATGGGGATCGGACCGATAACCGCCCGGAGAACCTCCAACTCAGGAGCACCAACCACGGCAAGGGACATGTTCTCCGCTGCCGCTGCTGCGGGTCGTCCGACATCGAATACGTGGAGCTCGACTAGGGCTCCCAAAGGAGCCGCATGACTGACTTCCTCACCATCACCGAGGTCGGCGACTACATCGGCCGTGACCTCTCCGCCGACGATGGCGCGGTCCTCGCCGTCTCGATGGCGTGCGACACCGTGCGCGCTCTCACCGAGCAGGACTTCACCCCCACAGTCGGCGAGACCGTCACCCTCGACGGCACCGGCACCGACACCCTCCTTCTCCCACAGGTTCCCGTCACGGCAGCCGGGACCGTGACGATGGACGGGACGCTGATCGACACCGGCGACTACGCCGCGACCGCCAACGGCCACCTCGTCCGCACCGACGGCACGGCCTGGTCGATCGGTCGTCAGAACATCGACATCACCTACGACTACGGCTACGCCGGGACGGTCCCCGACGACGTGAAGATGGTCGCCCTGTCGATCGCCTATCGCCTCGTCACCCAAGGCGGGGCAATCTCCGAGACGGTCGGACAGGTCTCCCGCCGCTACGCCACCGCCTCCACGGATCTGACCGCGGGCGAGAAGGCGATCCTCCGCAAGTACCGGCAGGCCCGATGAGCTTCGCGGCGACGACGCGCGGGCTGGTCACCGAAGCCCTCACCGAGACCGGCAACGTGATCTCGGGCTCGATCACCGACGACGGCGGCGGCGGGGCCACGGCGGTCGCCACGATCGGCGGCACGATCGACTGCCGGATCGACTCGCTGCGGGGCGATGAAGGCCGCGCCGGCGATCGCATCTCCGACCGCTCCACGCACCTGATCACCGTCCCCGCGGGGACCGACGTGGACACATCAGACGACTTCCGGGTCAACGGGCGCGGCACCTTCGAGGTGCTCGCGGTCCGCGAATACACCGGCGAGCAGGCGCGCTTCATCGAAGCCGTCTCGCGCTGATCCGACTCAAGCGTGGGGGAGGCGGCTCGGTGGCGCCGTTCTCCCCTGCGACCTAGCCACCACGCCACCACCGAAAGGACGAAGCCACCGATGGACCTCGGACATAAGGGGGTGATCGAAACCCCCACGGAACGGCCGAAGCTGCTTTGGCACTCAAACGCTCCGTGGGCTTTATGCCCCGACAGGCTACGGGCAGCAGACCAAGCTGTTCATCCCGCGCATCGCCAAGCACTACGAGCTCGCCGTCTCATCCTTCTACGGCCTCGAAGGTGACGCGCTCGACTGGCAGGGCATCAGGATCTTCCCCGGACTGGGCGGCGAGTACGGCAACGCCTCGATCGCCCGCCACGCCGAGCATTACTTCGCCGGCGAGCCGGGGATCGTCGTCACCCTCATGGACGTCTGGGTGCTCGACGCGATGATGGCCGCGGGGCTGAACATGGCGTGCTGGGTGCCGGTCGACCACGATCCCGTCCCCCCCGGCGTGGCGCAGTTCTTCGCCAACTCCGGGGCGATTCCGATTGCGATGAGTCGCTTCGGCCGCGATCAGCTGCTCCCCTTCGACCCGCTGTACGTCCCCCACGCGGTCGACACCGGCGTCTTCACCTGTCTCTTAT